GGTTCAGAAATCAATTTCCTACCTATTACTAAAGAGGAAATGGATTGTGTTGAAGAAATTGCTTTCGAATATCACGACGTAGCAACACGAGAAATGTGTGAAAAAAAGCTACCAGAATGGGGATTTGATTATATTGAACAATTTAGTATTTTAGATAGACATCCTGATAACCAAGGAGTATATTATGGTCGCAAATCTGAAGGTAAAAAAGTAAAAGTAGTTAGATTAACTCCTAAAAAAGAAGAACCTGTTAAACCTAAATCTAAAAAAGCAAGAGTCCCTAAAGTACTTTATGTAGGCCCAGGTGAACCACATCTTGAATCTATCCATAACAAAGAATTTGAAGATTGTTCTTTAGATGTTAAGTATGTTTCTGATGATAAAAACATTAATGAAGTAATTACATCATTCCGTCCTGATTCTATAGTTTCTATTGGTGAAAATGATTCTAAATTCCCTGAATTGTTTGGTAACATTTATGACGTAAGAAAACGTTGGTTTAATGGAACTGAAGTTAACGATACTACAGGCCACAATGCTTACTATTGTGCTATGCACCAAATGTTAACTAATGATAATTCTAAAATGATTTCGTATTTTACTCCTTCATATAATACTGGGGTAAAAATTTATGATACTTACATGTCATTAAAAGCTCAAACTTATGTAGATTGGGAATGGGTTGTTGTAGATGATTCGAATGATAATGGTAAAACACTCCAAATTATCAAAAATATAGCATCAATTGATCCTCGAGTTAGAGTATACAGCTTTGAAGAAAAGAGTGGTGGTATAATTGGTGAAGCTAAGTACAGAGCAGCAAGTCTATGTCGCGGTTATCTATTAGCAGAATTAGATCATGATGATATGTTAACTGAAAACTGCACTATGGATCTATATAATGCTACTCAAGCATTCCCAGACGCTGGGTTCTTTTATAACGATTCAGTAGAAGTAAATCAATTCTTTCAATCACTTACTTATGGTGAAGGTTTTGCAATGGGGTATGGTAAGTATGAAAAAGTAGCTTACAATAATCATTTATGGGATGTAGCTGTTACTTGCAATATTAACCCTAAAACTATTCGCCATATTGTAGGTATTCCAAACCACGTTCGTGCTTGGAGACGTGAAACATATTTTGCTGTAGGAGGTCATAACCGTGAATTATCTATTGCAGATGATTACGAATTAGTAGTAAGAACTTTCCTTCATACTAAAATGGTTAAAATCCCTAAATTAGGATACATTCAATTCCTTCACGCCAGTGGGGATGAACAAAATTCACATGATATTGCTCGCGCTGATATTCAACGTCGTGTAAGAACAATTATGGAATTTTATAATGAAGCTATTGCTAAACGTTTTGAAGAATTAGGAGTAGAAGATTGGGTATATAACTCACCCGAATACCATCCTTGGGAAGTTCCAAGTCGTTATGGTAGTGAAGAGGGTTATGTTAATGAAATATTTTTAGGTTAAAATTTAATATTTATAGATATGAGTCAAAAATTAACTCAAGAAGAATTAGATCAAATCAACCAATTGAGGAATCAACAGTCAGAAGTTATATTATCTCTGGGTCAAGTTGAGTATCAATTGTTTAACTTTGAACGTGAAAAAACTAAATTGAAAAGTAAACTCGAAGATTTAGAAATTCAAAGTGAACAATTAGCTACTAACTTAACTGAAAAATACGGACCAGGAAGTATAAATATAGAGACCGGAGAAATTACTTCTATTTGATTGTATTTTTAGGTTATGTTTTTAAAGGTTTTTAGTTTTTTGAGAAAAAATCTGATATTTATACGAAAACATAATCTATTTTTACAATGGCAGAAACATTAGTATCACCTGGTGTATTAGCAAGAGAAAACGACCAGTCATTCTTAGTTCAGTCTCCAGCCTCAGTTGGAGCCGCTATTATTGGTCCTGCAACTAAAGGACCAGTTGAGATCCCAACAATTGTAACTTCTTACTCGGATTACGAAAATAAATTTGGTGGTGCTTTCATCAGTGGGGGTGATTCATATTCATTCCTTACTGCTATTAGTGCCTACAATTATTTTATTAATGGTGGTAATTCATTATTAGTAGCAAGAGTAGTAAGTGCTTCAAGTACATGGTCACCTGCAACATCAAGTAATATTGTAAATAATATTGCTACTACTCCAGGTGGGTTTGCTACATCATCAACAATTGATTTATCAGCAATCGCTGATAATGATGTATATAATATATACTATAGTGGTCAATATTATAGTTTTGTAGTTGATGAATCTCCATTGCCTAATGATAATATACCTAACAGAACTTATTATGTATTATCTGGATCTACAGCGGCTACTACAGTAACAAATTTATCAAATAAAATTAATGGTGCTTTATCAGGATCTGCTGCTTCTTCAAGTGTTAACTTAGTTTCAGCCTCAGCAAACGGAACTGATTTAGTTTACTCAGGTTCACTTTCAGGATCAGCTTTAAATGGTAATGTTTCTATCATATTTAATGGTTCAACTGTAGCTGGAAGTACATTAGGTGGTGGTTTTGATGGTGCCGGCTCAAATGCCTTTACTCTTGAAACACTCTCAGAAGGTATTATCATGAACAGCACTTCTACTCAAGATTCATCTGGTGCTTTACCAAGTGGTTCTTCTGATAACATTAGATGGGCTGTACAAAATTCTAATACAGGTTCAGGTACATTTACCTTATTAATTAGACAAGGTAATGATACTACAAATAGTCAAGTTGTATTAGAAACTTGGACTAACTTATCATTAGACCCAACTCAACCAAACTATATAGCAGCTGTACTTGGTGATCAAAAACAAAATTACAACCCAACTACAAACCAAATTGAAACAAGTGGTTCTTACGCTAATAGATCAAATTACGTAAGAGTTAAAGCTGTAAATAACACAACTCCAAATTACTACGATAACAATGGTGTTGCAAAATCACAATATACATCTTCACTCCCAGTAAATACCAGCGGTAGCTTTGGTGCTGCTACAGGAACAATTACTCCTGCCGGTGCTAAATTCTATAACGAAATTAGCAATACTGATACACAAGGTTTGGACAGTAGTGATTATGATAATATGATTGCTTTATTAAGCAACCAAGATGATTACAGATTCAACATCTTAACAACCCCAGGTTTAGTAGACGCGTTTGCCACTAATACAGGTCAAATCACTAATGCTATCTTAAATACTCAAAACAGAGGTGATAGTATTTACATTCCTGATATGGTAGGATATGGTTCAACAGTTGGTGCTGTAACAGCACAAGCTGCTAACAGAGATACTTCATACGCCGCTACTTATTGGCCTTGGTGTCAAGTTCTCGACCCAGAAACAGGTAAAAACGTTTGGGTACCAGCTTCAACATTAATGCCAGGTGTATACGCCTTTAACGATAGAGCAGCAGACCCATGGTTCGCACCTGCAGGTATCAATAGAGGTGGTTTAGGTCAAGTAATTAGAGCTGAACAAAAATTATCTCAAGCTAACAGAGATAGCTTATACACAGGTAAAGTAAACCCAATTGCTACATTCCCAGGAACTGGTGTTGTAGTATACGGTCAGAAAACATTACAAACTAAAGCTTCTGCGCTTGACAGAGTAAACGTTCGTAGATTGTTAATCCAACTTAAAGGATTCATTTCTCAAGTTGCTAACAACTTAGTATTCGAACAAAATACTCTAACTACAAGAAATAACTTCTTAAGCATTGTTAACCCATACTTAGAATCAGTACAACAACGTCAAGGTTTATACGCGTTCAGAGTAATTATGGATGATTCAAACAACACTGCAGATGTTATTGATAGAAACCAACTCGTAGGTCAAATCTTCATCCAGCCAACTAAGACAGCCGAATTCATCTACCTCGACTTCAGCGTTTTACCAACTGGTGCAACGTTCCCAGCGTAAAAGTTTTAACTACTAATATTTATAATAAAATAAATAACACAGCAAAATGGCAGTATTAGGTATAAACGACATTTTCTTCACTCCATTCGAACCTAAAGTTCAGAATAGATTTATCTTCACTATTACAGGTATTCCTGCCTTCATGATTAAAGGTTTATCTGCTGTAGGCTTCGATCAAGGTGAAATTAGATTAAACCATATCAACATCTACCGTAAAGTAAAAGGTAGAACTGTTTGGAATGATTTGACTATGACACTATACGATCCAATCACACCTTCAGGTGCACAAGCAGTAATTGAATGGCTTCGTTTACACCACGAATCAGTAACAGGTAGAGATGGTTATTCCGACTTCTATAAGAAAGATCCAACTATCCAAGTATTAGGCCCTGTTGGTGATATCGTTTCTGAATGGGTAATTAAAGGCGCATTCATTAAGTCTGCTAACTTTGGTGAGTATAACTGGGATACAGATGCAGGTGCAGTAAACCTCACTGTTACTATGGGTATGGATTATTGCGTACTAAACTTCTAAAAAAGTTTTTTACAAAAATTAAAATTAAGCTTGCCATTCGGCAAGCTTTTTTTTATTTTATAATTCAATCTATAAGGGATAGGTTCTTTGACATCTAAATACTAAAACAAAACTATGGAAACACTATCTTTTACTTTAGGTGTATTGGCAGTGATCGATTTATTGATCGTTGCAGGTACGTTTTTGGTCTTAAAGACTATGAATATCACCCGCAAACAAGCGGAAAACACTCAACGAGAGTTAGATGCTAACGTTAGAGAATTACATTACGAGGTAGAACGCTACCGAAATGATTTATACGAACAAATTAACCGTGTTGAAGAACAAGTTGTTCGACACACCGACTCTCGAGTCGATAAATTAGAATCCAAAGTATACAAAGATTTTGATCTGTACCGTATACAAGGTAAAAATTATTAATTAATCCGTTAAAGAACCTCCCTTTATAGTATTTATAAACATACAAGTTATAACAAATAATCTATGGCAGAATTTAAATTCCCAACTGAAACAGTTGATCTTCCTTCAAAAGGATTTTTTTATCCGGAGGGACACCCACTTAAAGAGGGTAAAGTAGAAATGAAATATATGACCGCTAAGGAAGAAGATATCTTAGCTAACGCTAACTACATCCAACAGGGTATAGTTTTAGACAAATTATTAGAATCCCTAATAATCAGTCCTAAATTTAGTTTAGATGACTTATTAATTGGCGACAAAAATGCTTTATTAGTGGCCGCCCGTATCTTAGGTTATGGTTCAAATTACACGGTATCTTACGGAAAAAATACACAAACTGTTGATTTATCTAAATTAGATAACATTAATGATGATTTTTCTAATTTAACTGAAGGTGTTAACGAGTTTTCTTATACTATGCCTTCAACCGGTACTGAAATTACCTTTAAACTTTTAACAGGTAAAGATGAAAAATCCATTACTAAAGAATTAGAAGGTCTTAGAAAAATTAATCCTGAAGCAGGTGAACTAACTACTCGTTTTCGTTTCATTATTACCTCAGTAAGTGGTAATCGTGATATGGAAAGTATCATTAACTTTATCAATAATTATCTTTTAGCCTCAGATTCAAGAGCATTAAGAGAACATTATAAAAGTACTATGCCAGACATAGACATGTCCTACGAGGGGGAGGACGGTCGATTTCGTACAATTCCAATTGGACTTGACTTTTTTTGGCCTGACATCGCGAACAGTTTCTAATTTTAGAGCATCTTTATTTACTGAAATACATGAAATAATTTTTCATGGTAATGGTGGTTATGACTATTATACAGTCTATAACATGCCTATTTGGTTACGTAAGTTTACTTTTAATAAACTCCAAGAGCATTATAAAAAACAAGCTGAATCCCAAAAGCAACAAACCCAATCAGGAAATACTACTAATGTTATAAATGAAGATGGTACAATAAATGCCCCTGAATTTGCTAAAGTAAGTAAACAATACAATAGTAAAGAACAAAGAGTCCCAAAGTATTAATAAAACTTTGGGACTTTTAATATTTATTACATATAACATACATTAATGGCTACAGAAGAAGAATTAAAAAGGCAGAGGGAACTTAATGCCGAATTAGAAAAAACTGCTCAATTAAGAAGAGAGAGTTTAGATATTTCTTCTTCTGTTATTGATTCCCTAAAAGAAACTTTAGGACTCCAAACACAACGTACTACTTTTGAAAGTACGTTACTAAAGAATAACAAAGATATTTACCAAGCTATTTTAAACCAAAAAACTGGTTTAAATGGTATTGATG